GTTAACGTGATATTCAATTAATCTTAATAATGGATAGATAATTCTTTTCTTGGCTACACTCGTCTGAACGATTTGATTTGCTGCGCCCTTTGCATCTTCTGTAAAACCTAGCTCTGTTGCTGTGATTCCAAATGCTCCCCAAACTAATTTACTCCACCACTTTTGACTTTCAATCAATTCAAGTTCTTGGTTTGTGAATCCTAATCGTTCGAACTTTGGCATCTTGTTAACCATTGGCAATTTATGATTTGCTCTCTTCCAGTTGCCTAGACTATCTTGAACCTTTTGCTGTTGAACCCATTGTTGTCCAAATGCCTTCAAATCTTCGCCTGACATTCCCTCTAAACCCAACACTCCTGGAGGAATTGAATTGTCGTTGAAATATTCTAATTGAGACTCCACTGCATAAATTAATGTTTGAACTGTCTTGGCCAATATCTCCATAGATGAACGTCCGTATAAATTGTCTGTTCTGACTTTCTTCTCGAACCACACTATTTCTCGCCTGCCGAACGGAATTGGTCGTGCGCCGGTGTTAAATCCATATTGAAAGTATGCGCCCTCTGCTTGAGCATCTACTGCGTCCATTTCGGCTTGAATTGCTGGATAGTCCATTTGTTGAGTTTGCGTTTCTCCTTCGCCTAGGATATTCTTCATTAAAATTAAATCTGCTCTGGTCGTATAAAATCCGTATGGATCTGGATTCTTTGTGAATGCCATTCCGTCTCTAGAACAGATCTCAACCATTTCGCCAAACATATTAAATATTTTGACCATTATTCCTGAGTTAAGTTCAAGTAAGTCCGGCAACATCATTCTGACTATCATCTCCCAACTTTCTTTATTTGTGTTTGGATTATAAAAAAACTCCTGGATTCTTTCTACGTCTTTTTCTTTGCCTGGAACTTCATTGCCGGCACGATCCTCTGCAACGATATCCCACTCAACTGAACACACCTCATCTATAATTGCAGTCACACACATATCAACATAAATACTTGCTGCTAATTGTCTATAATAATTAAGGTCTTTATATCTAGGATAACCAAAAGGGGCCCGATAATAAAAGTTGGGCATATATGCTTTTGGTAGTCCGTCTCTTGTTTCCTCAAAAGCAGTAACTGTACTTGTACCTTTCGGTTTTATGATTGGTATAGTTGCTTTATTGTATGGTCCAACTGGTCGTTTGCCTAATGGCAGTAAAGTCATCTTGCTACCCTCTTCCCAGGGGCAGTTTGAAAATATAGAGGCTGATTTCCGTTCCATGAATGTGAATTAAGGTTGGTCACCTTGAGTAAGGGTAAATGGATACTTATTTTAACCTTAACAATTTTATAAAGGTATTTGTTAATTAATATAAGTCACTCTATCAATATTCTGTCTCCGATCATCCTTCTTTCTACTCCGTTTACTATTTTTGTTTTGATATTTGACTCTCCGTATACTTTTAATTTGCTTTCTTCATTGATTGATTCGATTGGATCCGTAAACGTCCAAGCACTTTCGTTTGGGTTAATCTCAAAATACATTCTCATCATCAAAACATCTCCAGCATCTGTTGATCTGTTAAGGGCTGCGGTATCTTTTAATTCTTTCTTTGTTATGACTCGCATTTTTGAATCCTTATCTGAATCCATTTGTTTCATTACTTCTAAATCCTCAATTAATAGTTCTTTGATGTTTATTGGTAATTTCCTATAAATTCCTATCATACCAGAGTTAACATAATTTGATAATTCGAACCAACACTGGCTTCTTAGGTTGTTATAATTATCCAAACCTTCTTCCTCTGTATTTTGTTTCTTTTTCTTTAGTGGTGTTGCGTTTGCTACAAACGATACTATCTCAGGCATATCTTTCTTTAGACCAAAGCCAACTCCGATTGAATCTACTAAACATTTACTTCTAGGTATTTGTCTACTTGTCAATATCTCATCCAATCCAATCTCATCTTCTACTCCTGGCTTGTCTTTTATTCCGAATGCTGATAGTCCATTTGGAAATTGCATAAACTCGGTAATAAATAACCCATCCCAAATTGACACCATACAACTATCCCTTCCGAATCCGCTTTGGTCTACTATACAATATTTCTTTCCTCGCTTGGCATCATTGGTGAATAAATCAATAATCGAATCATAATCGAATATCTTTGTTGGATCGTCATCATACTCCCAGTTGCCGTTCAAAAGACGTTCTCTGTTCTTTTTATCTAATTTCTTTAGGTTCTCTATGTAATGCACAGATATAAATGGGTTGTCGTAAACTCCGGCCTGAACATATATTTTAAATGGCTCTAATTCATTATCTCTCCATCGTTTATAAAAATCTCTATAAATAAAAGTCTTACAAGGATTAGAACCCATCGCTATCTTTGGAATTAATCCGAACTCATCTAACTTAAATCTGACTCTTGACCTAATGATTTGATATGCCTGTTCACCTATATCTCCCATCTCATCAATAAAGCCATCCGTATACTCAGTCGAACCAAGCGAGACAAAGTCTGGGTCAGATGGATAATAAAATAAATCTTTTAAATATTCTTCACTTCCATTCGAAAAGATGATTACTCCTGTTTGTGCGTTGTACTTGTAGTCGATCCCCATTTTCAGGCCGAGCTTTCCGCACACTTCGAAGAATGTTAGTAGTGTTGAGGCCTTTAAGTCTTTTAATCTCGCTCTGGCCAAAAATCCTCTAGAACCTGCATATTGTAACCTTCGCTTAATCTGCCATAAACATCCAGTAAAACTTTTCGAATTATGAACAATTATCCCATTTCCTAAAACATAGGATTCGTTCTCTGTTTCTATATCGTACATGGGTTCGTTCTGCCAATAAAATTCTATTTCTGTAATATCATTCAAATCTATTTCACATGCTTCCAACTTCTTCTCGTTATAATATCCTTGATAGTGCTTGGCTGAACTCCGTACTCCATAGCCAACTTCTTTCTTCCGTATCTTCTCGGGATAAATTTCTCTCTTATCTCTTTCACTTGTTGCTCTGTTAGTTTGCTCATTCCGTTCTGGGAGCCTGGCTTTATTTGTAAGTTTGTTCTTCTTCCGACATTCTTCATAAATGGATTCATTTGTCCTAATTTCTCCGCATGATGAAAATTCTCCTTTGGAGTTACCCACTCCAGATTCTCTACTTGATTGTTTCGTTTGTTGAGGTCTTTGTGATTCACTTCTGGTTTGTTTTGTGGATTTAGGATGAATGCCCCTGCTACTAATCTGTGAATTTGAATTGATTTCTTCTTTCCGTTGAAAATTGCAGTTGTTCTCAAGTAACCCTTCTTTGTTTTTCCGGGACTCATTATCATAGTTTTCCCAGAATTTCTCCAATTCGTGGTTTTTAATCTCCCTTTGTCGCTTATCAAATACCAACCATCCACTCCTATATTCTTCCAGACTTCTCCGGGCAAGTTCTCCAATTTCAATCCATTCTCCATTAAATAAGAATTTATGCGCTTGTGTGACATTTATTGTTTCTCCATTTATTAATTTTAACTCTATGCAACCAACGGAACCACTGTTTATAAAAGTTTCTAATATAGGCTTATACTCTAAAATATTCTTTTTCTTATTAAATGTTAGAACAATCTCTCCTTTTTTTAATTCTCCTAGAAACTTACTACCGGTTAATGTATGTACCGAGGTGTGCCAAATCAGACAGCCACCTGCTGCTCCGCCTAGAAATACTTCGGTGTGTTCATGATCCTCAAGCGCAATAAACATCTCATGCTGCTTTGGGCTGATTGTCAAGTTTTTCACGTTTGATTTCCTCCACAGACTTCACGATTAGATTAAATATATGAGGTCTTTCTTCTCCGGAGTGTTCGATTTCTTGCTTTGCTCCCCAACCCCTAGCTTTTCCTACCTTTGAATTTGTTAATAGCCACTTGCTTTGGTCTATATCCCTGTTTGATAGTATTTCCATTGCCACTATATCTTCTGCGTTTTCTACTAATTTAACGACTTCCAAGTCAAGTAATTCTCTCATCTTTGGACGCTTTTTTAAGAAGTTTCCTACTGCCTGTCTAGACTTCTCCATCTTCTCTGCTATTCTGGCTTGGTTTCCGCCAGAGTTTACAAGTGCTTCTTTGAATGTCTTTTCAGTTATCTTTGCCATATTCTTTCTCCTATTGCTCTTATAACATTAGTACTGACGGCGTTTCCCATTTGTTTATATCTTTGTGTGTCTGACATTTTTACTTTGTTTCCTTTATCATCGATTCCCCATTCGTTCCAATCGTCTGGGAATCCTTGAAGTCTGCAACATTCAGTCGGGGTGAGTCTTCTGATTTTGAATCCGTCTGTGACCCCGTGAATGTCTTGTCCTGTGAGTGTAAAACTTGGTTCTCCTTCTTCTTTGAATCTTCTTCCGTTTTGTCGTTTCTCTGGTCTATCTGGAGTGAGGACTGTTCTGATTTTAGGTTGTCTGTTTCCCCCCTGGGCTGTGTTGAGTGCTGGGCTAATTCCATCTTCTCCGTAGAGTCTGTTATTTGAGTGGGTTGGTTCGTTGAGTTGGTTGATTGATTTGAGACTTTCGATAAATTCTTTTGAACTTCCTTGTCTACCCATTGCTTCTGTGATTGTCCCATGAGTAATCCCTTTCCTATAAGTCTCCGTGTTGATTCTTCCGAAAGGTAATATTTCTGGTCTATTTGTTCCTCTAAGATTTCCGATAAGCATTTTGAATCTCTCGAGCCTTCGCTTAATTTCACTATCTGTAATGGCGATGCCCACATCTTTATTTTCGGATTCATTAACAGTCTTTTTCTCGTTTTCCATTCTACATTATTAAAGTTTATTTTTTGTGTATTGATTTTGTTTTTTTCCATATTTGCTTGAATGTTCCTCCTTCTTCATACACTCTAAATTTTCTATTTTGTTGTTTGTCTTGTCTCCATCTATGTGATGAATATCAAAACCCTCTTTTATTTTGCCATTATAAAATTCCCATACATGCCTATGCATAAGATTTCTTTCTTTAAGTGTAGAACGATAATAACCAGTATTCATAATTGTGAACTTTTCTTGATTAAAGAATTGGAAGGGGAGAACCTTTTTCTTTCTTAATTCCAATCCCCTACACTGGAACATAGTATATACTGATTGTCTTGTGACGCCAAACATTTTACCAACTTCCGATAAAGAAAATCCCTCAACATATTGTTCATACATCATTTCTGCTTTTTTGTTTTTTACCATATCTTTTACAAGTGTAAAGCCTTTAAATAACCTTCGCTTTGTCAATACAATCCTCCCTTATTGCTAACACTATGACTCTCTCACGATTCTGTGGGACTCCAAAAAATTTAGAATTTAGTATTGTAAAATCAATAACATAGCCTAAATCACATACTGCTTCCATCATACTATCAAAATTATATTCTCCAGTCTCTTTATTTTTACTAGATAACATTCCTTTTACATTCTCTATTAACATATATTTAGGTCTTTTTACTGAAGCAATTCTAAGAAATTGATAAAATAATCCACTTCTCGTATGAGAGCCATCCTCTTTAAAGAGTCCTTTTCTTTTACCAGCAATCGAGAAATCTTGACATGGGCTTCCTCCACAGAGCATATCAAAGTCTGGTAAATCTTCGGGTTTGATTTTGGTGCAGTCTCCCCAGTTTTTAATGTTTGGGAATTTGTATCTGAGGACTTGGGAACTATACTTGTCGATTTCTGACATACCAACACAGGTGTATGACCTCCTCCCATTCCCATCGCACTCGTTAGAGCTGTTGAGCATCCCACCATCTTCGCCGCATTCTTTTGAAGTCCTCCTATTATCATTGGCTCCGAGTCCAACTTCAAATCCTCCGACTCCTGTGAACATTGAGAAGTATCGTATTTCATTCATTTTTCCGCCCAGAATGTGCATTTATGTCAACTTTGTCCACTTTTACTCGCAAATCAGACCGCGCAACTTGACATAAAGCGCTTATTTCTTCCTTTTCTATCTCTTTATTGCACAATTCTTGCTCTATTTCGATGGTAATTGCCCTAATTGCTCTACTTCTAGTTGATGACAAGTCGTCTGTATGCCTGAAGTCTCTGTTTAATCCGAAATGTTTCCCTAAAACCATATAATGTCTAATATCGTTGAATCTTGCGATTATTATATTCTCTCTAACAATCTCTTTTATCTCTATCATTTTCATAATTTTACTCCCTTTTTTTTATTAAATACTCTGTTTAAGAAGTCTTGCATGCTACTATCAACTTTCATTGGGATGATTTTTCCTATTTTTTCGTGTGAAGTGTCTTCATCTAGGCTTAAATTAAACTCTTCTTTTGTCCAGTCGAACTTCCAATCACTATTCATTTTGTTCAATTTTGCACATATTTTTATTTAATATCTTTTGGAATCTTAGTTCTTCCTTTAATTCTTCTTTGTTTAATTCTTTTAACATAAATGTTGGCATCATAGTTTCACACCCTTGTTTCCTGTGAAATTTTCCCAACGTTCGATTATGTGTGAACAAAAGTCTGGATCTAGCTCTATTGTGTAGCAAATTCGTTTTCTTTCCTCACAAGCCATCAGAGTGCTTCCTGAGCCTGCAAAAGGATCTAGTACCGCTTGTCCAACCTTTGAACTATTGACTATTGCTCGTTGGGCCAATTTTGTGGGTTTTTGGGTTGGGTGTATGTAATCTTTCGATGAGTCTTTTTTTATTTCCCATACCGTGCTCTCTTTTTTGATTTTGTTTACGAATTTTTTTAGTTCTTCGATTGTCATATTGTCTGGATCTATTTTGTTTAAGGTTGTTTTGTTGCACCTGGTTCCAAAATATTCTGGGTTTTCTTTGATTCGGCTGCAATAGAACATCGGTTCGTGGCACCAGTGATAGTGTGAATGTCCAAGAATATGATGTTTAGACCATATTAATTGTTGTTTTACTTGGAAGTTTGCTTTGTTTAGTGCTGTTTCGAATATCATTTGGTTAGAACTTGCATGAAAAACATAAAGGGCGCCGTTTTTGATTAAATGTTGATTAATTTGCTTGAAACACTCATATAGCATTTCAAATAATTCATCTCCTCGCATGTCGTCTCCTTCAATTACGTTCCAGCTTCTTCCGTTTGGGTTGTTTGTTCCTGAATAACTGACTCCATACGGAGGATCCGTGAAAACGCATTGGATATCTGTTCCTTTTGGGATTAGTTTGAGATACGTTTCTTCTTTGGTTGAGTCTCCGCAGATAATTCGGTGCCTAAATTTCAAATCTGATTTATCAATTTCCAATATCTTTCCTGTTTCTGTTATTTTAACTTTCATAATTTTACCTCTTTTCTTCTAGCAGAATTTGAAATTTCATTATTACATTTTCGACACATATTTGACCTATTATCTATAATTTTATTACATTTCTGGCAATGTTTATTTAAACTTGTATTCAATTTTTTATACCTTTCCAAATTTCTTTTTTTAAAAATAGGACTATTTTCTATTTTTAAATTTGTTCGAGCTACCTTAATTTCATTACTTTTTTTATATCTTTCAATAAGTTCTTTTTTGTTTAAAATTCTGCTCGAAGTTATCTGGTTTTTTGTGATTAACCCCAATTTGGTTCTTCTATTCCATACTGCATTTTGACAGACGTTTAACCTTTTAGCCATTATTTTATCAGTAAATCCCTGATTATATTCTATAATCAATTCTTCATCAGTAAATTTTCTATTATGTCTCATAATTTATCACTCTTTTTTGCATTACAACTTCTACATAATGGTTGAATGTTTTTTATTTCGTGTGTTCCACCTTTGCTTAATGGAATTATATGGTCTTGTTCTATTTTTTCTTTAGCACCACAATACGCGCAACTATGATTAAACTCTTTAAGTTTTTCTTCCCATTCTCTTGCGGTTACTTTTCCTGTTTTTTCTCTCATTCTTCTTATTGCCTTTCCATTTTTTCTTGCTTGTTTTCCTTTTGGTGTTTGAAAATATTTTTTTGATGATACTTTGTTTTTCTTTCGTGCTTCATTGGTTAACCACCTTTTTCTTAGCTTTTCCTTGAGTTGATTTGCTTGGTATTTTTCTGGGTGCCTTTGATTATATTTTCTGACCCTAATAACTGACAACTTCTTGTATCTTGGTTCTTTCCTGTATCCGCATTCGTTTTCTTTTCTTTTATCGCTTTTGACCCATTTTTCATTTGATATTTTTCCTTTTTCTGATTTTTTATATTTTGACTGTGATTCTTTCCTTGCTTGTTTTTTACAGGAGTCTGAACAATATTTTTTATTAAAATGGGCTTTCTCGATATCTTTTCCGCAAATTCCGCAAATTATCATACTTTATTGTGTAACCACACGTTAATAAAACTTTCTATTCTATAATCTCTACTTCAATCTCCTTTCCGTTTTTAATAATGTAAGTTCCGAGCCCGTAGATATCTCCTAGTTTTATCTCGTACTTTGGTTTTTGGTTCCCCATGCTGAACTTTTCTTTTGGGTCTACTATCTTGTCAATCTCTGCTTCAGAGAACCCTGTGAATTCTAGGTTTTTCATGCTCTCGAACTCTATCTTCAATAAATCTAAATCCCATCTTGCGAACTCTGTTGACTTGTTGTCCATTATTCTAAACGCTTTTACTTGTTCTTCGGTTAGGTCTTCGGCTCGAATGGTTGGGACCTCTTTCATTTTGAGTTTCTTTGCTGCTCTTATTCTTGTGTGGCCCGCTATGATTTCGTTGTTCTTGTCAAGGATTACTGGGTTTTGGAATCCGAACTCTTTTATTGATTTTTCCACTATTTCGACAGCTTTGTCATTGTTTCTGGGGTTGTCTTTGTAGGGAATAATATCTTCAACCTTTACGTACTCAATTTGTATTCTTTTCATCTTCTTTTTACCTCAACTTTGCTTGGCACTGGTTTGATTATTATTGGCGGCTCTGGCTTAAAGAAGAATTTGTAAACAATTCCTGTATATAAAAAAACTCCAAGTGATATTAATATCCACTTTATTACTTCTTGTTCGAATGTCATAATTTTACCCCTTTGTTTGTTTCTATTTTATCGAAAAGTCTATTAATCATGCCTTCTATTTGGTTGATTCTATCCTTTTTTATTGAATTAAACTCTCTTTTTACAACAGATGGCATAAAAATGCATTCTGGTTCTTCTTCGTCTAGGCTTAAATTAAACTCTTTTTTTGTCCAGTCGAATTTCCAATCACTATTCATAACGTATCTACCTCTTTTATCTCAAAAAAGTCACAAAACCAATATATTTGTGCACAGTGTCCTGCCAAACATTCTCTATCTTTACATTGTTTTTTATCTTTTTGCCAACCTTTAATCATCTTGATTACTTCATTTTTTATATAATCATCCAATGCTTCAGGTGTATCCTCATCTCCGAACCAATCATCAATTAATTTACTAAATTTCTTCATAATTTAACCCCCTTTTTGCCAGTTGCGTTCTCCTTTAATATTGAACGATATTCATAACCACATTTTTTAGAGCAAGTCATTTGCTTTAGATGTCCACTCTTTGGTCTGAATCTTATTTTACAATTCTTGCACGTTAGATATTTACCCATTTTACTATAAGGTATCCCGTGTATTTCTCCGTGACATTTTGCGCATAATGTTTGACCATTTGAAACATCATAACTTAATTCTGGAAACTCTGATAACTTTTTTATGTGGTGAGGGTGTAAATCTTTATTAGATTGGCATTTTTGACATTTATAATTATCTCTCTCAAACACTTTCTCTCTCCAATTTTTAAATTCTGTTGATTTTCTCATTAGTTTATTTTTTGTTGATTTTCTTCCTACCTTATCATAATGTTCTTTTATTGAGGCTTTCATTTTTTCTTTGCTTTCTTCTGATTGTTTTCTTCCGTGTGAATGTGATTTTTCTCCATTGATCCCTTTATTCCAGGATGATTCGCCTTTCTTGAACCAATATTTCTTTCCGTTATTCTTTGCCCATGGTTTTTTGGTTCCTTTATGAGACTCTGACATTCTCGATTTTGTTTCTTCTGATAATGGACCGGTTTTGATTCCTTTATTCCATGGTATCTGCCCTTTTATTCCCATACTGCTATTTAATCAGTGTAGTTTTTAAAACTTCCTACAGCTTGATAGCCTTCATTTTCGTATGGTTCTCCCATCTCTCTATCCCGTGTGAGCAAAAGTCTGGGTCTAGCTCTATTGTGTAACAAATACGTTTTCTTTCCTCACAAGCCATCAGTGTGCTTCCTGAGCCCCCAAATGGGTCAAGCACTGCCTGTCCTTTCTTTGTGCTGTTGAGTATTGCTCTCTGGGCTAGTTTTGTTGGTTTTTGGGTTGGGTGTATGTATTCTTTTGTTGAGTCCTTTTTGATTTCCCATAGTGTGCTCGCTTCTTTGATTTTGTTGACAAATTTTTTGAGTTCCTCGTGTGTCATGGTTTCTGGGTCGATCTTGTTTAGGGTTGTCTTGTTGCATCTGGTTCCGAAATATTCCGGGTTTTCATTTGACCGGCTGCAGTAGAACATTGGTTCGTGACACCAGTGATAGTGTGAGTGTCCTAGGATGTGATGCTTGGCCCAGATTAATTGTTGTTTTACTTGGAACCCGGCCATGTTCAGCGCCTTCTCAAATATTATCTGATTGCTTGATGCGTGGAACACGTACATTGCTCCGCACTTGATTAGTATCTGGTTAAGCTGCAGAAAACATCCGTATAATAAATCATAGAGTTCGTCTCCTCTTAGGTCATCGCCTTCAATGATATCCCAACTTCTTCCGTTTGGGTTGTTTGTTCCTGAGTAGCTCACTCCGTATGGTGGGTCTGTAAACACGCATTGGATTTCCACGTTCTTTGGGATTAATTTAAGATATGTTTCTTCCTTTGTTGAGTCTCCGCAGATAATCCTATGATCTCCTAATTTGTAAACGTCCCCTAATTCTATCTTATATTTTGGTTCTTTGTTTCCCATGCTGAACTTTTCTTTTGGATCCACAATCTTGTCTATC